AAGATGTGATACTAATAATAAACCAACTCCTGTTTCTTCTACCAAAGAACGCAACTTAGTCATCAATACATCAATAGATTTTCTTTCATCTCCATCATCTTGGCCACTAACTAAAATAGATAAATGGTCTAAAAATATCCACTTACAATCCAAAGACTTGGCCATATATCGAACTCTAGATAGTATCTCATCATTACCGATAGAACCAAAATGGTCAAAGGCAAAGAACCTACCAGAACCAATAGTATCTTTTTGCCACTGGTGTAACTGCTCTTTTGAAAATTGATTTCGTATCTCCTTAATGTATAATCTTTGGTTAGCCTCCACTGACATGATATTAAATGCAGTGTTCTTTGTACTCTCCTCTAGTGCTAGTATTCCTATGTTATCACTAGAATTTTTTAAGATGTGATGCATTAACTCACGCATGATTGAAGACTTACCCATGCCAGCACCAGAAGTAAATGTAACTAACTCTCCTGTTCTCATGCCATATGTTTTTTCATTCATGGCACTCCAAGGATAAGGAATAGTTTCACAATACTCCTCTTCGTATAAAGCATCTCCTAGCTTGGCTAAGTTTACTATGCCTGCCGGTGTATATGATTCTGCACTCCACCAATCTTGCACAAACTCCTTTGCTTTTCCTATCTTTAAATATTCGTTTGGGTCTTTGTGGTCAAGTCTAACTATCTTACATTTGTTAGGTTCAAATAGTTGTGCTACCTTTTGTGAGGCCTCAACACCAGGTTTGTCTGTATCAAAACATACCACAACATTTTCAAAACTATTCAAGTACTCTAAGTGTTGTTTACAATTCTGCACAGCACTTTGAACTCCATTCTTAATTGATACTACTGCCCATTTACTTCCTAGCATTTCATACACAGACATTGCATCTATCTCTCCTTCAACAATGGTTATGTATTTTCCACCGGACTTAAATAAGTTCTGGCCAAACAGTAAGGCATCTCCTATATCTCCTTGAGACCATATTCTTTTTCCTTCTACTTGGCGAATCTTTGTAGCAACATGGCTACCTTCCACATTGTAGTATTCGTAGTAATGATGTGTAATCATACTACCATTTCTTTTTATCTTTGTCCTATACTTTCTGGCAGTTTGTTCTGATATTCTCCTATCTTGTATCGAACTATACTCTCCATTTATTTGAACTCGTTCTTGTATATCTACAACTTTCGTTTCCATTTTTGCCTCTCCTACATTATTAAATCTTTTCTGACAAGAGAAGCAGAAGGCATGCCCATCAGCATGAATGTTATAACCATTCTTTGATTCTCCACAAGGGCATCTCCCTCTACTTATCCACTTACTCTGCATTACATCATACCTATTGCGTTAGATAAACCTATTGCAACACCTATGAGTGTATACCATAATAAAAATTCTACCACTTTATATTCCTTTCTAGTTATTTAAACGTATAATAAATCATCATAATAAATACATATAATACCCATAATGATAATAATAATATAAATATATTTATTATATATTTTAATAAATAATTATTAATTATATTATATATTATATATATATATTTATATATTATAGAAAACTTTTTCATAATGTCAAGAGAAATCTTTCAAAGCATTTATGTAAAGCTCTTCAGCAGAATCTATATCAAGACCTATACTATTCCTACAGTCTTGTTTTGCATATATTCTTGCCTCTTCATTAGAGCAACCTTCTCTTTTATATTCTTTAAATAGTTTTCTATACATTTTCTTCTCGTCTTTATCCCATAAATTATTCATCTTCTTCTTCCTCATTATAAACAAACATACCAATATCATATGACATTTCTTCTGCCTGTTCATCATCTATCAACTCAGGCTTTTCATCTGATACTTCTATAGTGTCAAAGCCTGTGTCTTCTTCTGTCCAAGTATTAATCATATTACTATCAATATATTCTTGAACCTGTTCCATACTCCAATCCTTAGGTACTTCTACTAAGGTTGAATATTGTACTTCTTTTTTACCTAAAATTCTATAACATTTTGTATCTACTGTCATTGTAATTCTCCTAATAATTATACAATAAAAAAAATAAACTTACAAGTAGTAAGGCCGGGAAAATATTATTTAACCATAAATATTTATTTTGTTTAGTATCTCTAAAATACTTTCCGGTAGCTTTAAATCTTCTTTCTCGTGCCTTATCCACCTGTCTTAAAATCCTTTTTTAAATGCTCTGCATCTGGCATCTCTGCATCTCCTAACCATACACCATCAGAGCTGTTGGTGAGTTTTCTTCCATCATCTCTCTCAATTCCTATTTGCCTACGCAATTTATAATTCTCATCATTTAATTGTTTGATTCTAATATTAGCATTGCGTAACTGTTCTTGTAAATCTCTTACATTCTTCTCTAATATATTTATAAATACTGGGTCATACATTATACACTCCTATTTTCTTGTTAATAAATATGCAAGTAGTATTATAAATATTCCTACTACTACTCCACCTAAAAAATAATATATCATTAGTATTTGTTCCATTAATTCACTCCTTCAATCGTTACTCCTTCTTGTTGAGCAAAAACCATATCTACTCCCCAAGATTTCAAAGTTTGTAATGCCTCTTCTTTTGTTTCAAACTTCAGTATATTATTCTCCTCATCTACGAGTTGGTCAACCGGATATGTTTCACTCCACTTAGCTTTTCTTAGCCGGTTAATATCGTTATATCTATGATGTGCTATCACATACATCTTTATCTCTCTTTCTATTATACTTCTTTTTATTCTTAATAATTTGCTGCCTATATCTTGTGTCAAGTAAATTTTTTGCTACAAGGTTTGGTATCTTTGGTATCTTTTTTATCTTAATCATATTGTCCTCTATTAACATTATATCATAGATACTCATTCTATGCAACAATTACTCCTCATCTTTTCCTAAGTTAGAGAGAGCACCTACTTTTCCTCTAAAGGGAATCACCTTACCTTTTGGTTTAGAGTCCTCCACGAGCTTTATATCCGGTTTAAACGATACTTCTTCGCCAAAAAAGAATTCTTCTAGCTCGTGGAATCCTCCTATATGTAGAAAGATTTGTGGCACAGTCTTATGACCGGCTTGTTTAAACCTTCTTACCTTCTCTGCAGTATCTAGTTCTCTCTCTTCATATATCTCTCCGGCCTCATCTAATAAAGACTTGGCCTCTGCACAATAGATGCAGTTCTTTTGTGTATATATAATATATTTAATCATCTTCTAATAAGTCCTCCTCTCCTTCTTCCATTTGATACTGTGCATCATCTCCATATTCAGTACCTTCAAAGGTAGCTTTACCATCTTCATCTTCATAAGAACTACCTTCTAGTTGTTCTGCTGACCACGCTATATCTTGCATCTCATTATAGGTTAGTTTCTTATTAGATTCTACTTTGTAGTATCTAGTATCTACTGTCTGCTCACTAAATCTATATGTGTATTTATATTCTTTACTCATCATCTTCCTCCACTTTGCTTGGGTCAAATGCCTCTGGGTCTGTATGGCATACATAATCGCTATGGTAGAATTGCACATACTTACCTTCATCATTTCCATATTCTCCTATACCACCTTTTTTCTTTAGGTCATAATGATTAATAGCAGTATGAAAAGCATCTTGTAATCTTAATATATCTCCTAGATGTATATACTCCCACGCACCTTCGTTGATTGTATCATCTATTGCTTTTAATTTATTAATTAAGTTTAATGTTACTGCATCTATCTTTGGTTTACTTTTGTTTGTCATAATATTTTTCCTCTATTGTTTTTAAATTGTCAATATATGAAAGCATATCCTCGTGAGTATATCTTTCAGTAGCATTTATACCTACCAATGCCTCACATATTTCTTCATACTTCTCTAGCTTATCAGTTATATCTGAATTTACTGCACCTTCAAAAAAATTATCTGCCATTTTCATTCTCCTCTATATATTCTATATTGTATTTTAGAACTTTGGTTCATATAACTCTCCTTGTTTTATTAATAATCTATAATGCTTTTCTAATGCTGTCAAGTGCTTTGCCTCTTCGTGTCTTCCTTCCCATTCAGCATCAGATAGTTTTCTTCTTGTCTTCTTTAACTCTGCTTGAATACTTATTAAATTCTTATCCATATATAACTCTCCAGTATGTTTTAAATTCTTGGTTCTCTCCATAAAAATCTGAAATCCAAGTGCCGGTTCTTAAATAATATTTCATTTCTTTTATATATGCTTTTCGATAATGATATTCTGATATCGCACCTTTAACATTATTTTTCATATCTCTTTTTAAGAAAGGTAACTCTTGTTCGTTAGAAAATATCCAGTGTAAAACTTTATCTTCTGACAAATAATAATCTTTACCTTTATCTATTATTATTTTATGCGTCATCTTTATCCTCCTTTGATTCATACTTAACAAACTTTACTTTCATTCTATCATCTGGGTCTGGATATGGAAAGCCAAAATGCTCCCATAGTTCCTGACACTCATCTCCATATATCCAACCCCAAGTAATTTTAGGTTTCTTTTTTATTTTCTTTTTAGCACTTGTTGGCATCTCTTTTCTCCTGTAAAATTCCTAATGCTGAATAAGTGTATTGTATATTTTCTTTCTTGTCAACATATACAATATTATTGTTATCTTGATATTTAATTTCCATATCGCAACCTAGCATATACCATAGGCCTTGATGTAAGTCCCAATGTTCTTGTGGTGTTAAATGTTTAGTCATCTATTTTACTCCCCATATAAAAACTTCCTAATCCTAGTGCTATCATAATTGCACCAAAAACTAAACTGTTATCATCAGTGGTATTTGATAGCACACTAATGCCTGACATAAATAATACACCTGCTAAAAAATAAAAACAATAATTCATTTCTTTTCTATCTCCTCTCTAACACTATCAAGCATAGCTTGTAGCCTTCGTAAATCTTTTTCTAAATCAAATGTCATATATTCTTGCTGCTCCATAGCCTCTAAAAAATATTCTATGTCATCTAACATTCTCTCAATTTTAGTCTGTTGTGTTTGTCTTAATTTCATTATGCAACCTCACTTTCTTTTTGTAAATCTGCTTGTTGATTAACATATCTATCTTCTTCTTCATCACAATACTTTGTGAACTCTTTTAGTTCTTGTATTTCTTTAGTAATTAATTTTTGTAGAGCAGTATTAATATTTTCTAACTCTGCTCTTGCCTCATAATTAACTATCTTCCTTAAAGCAATAACACTTTTAACTATCTCTTGTAGCTCTTCAGTTCTTGTTATATTATTCTGTATCATATCTATTACCTATTCATTATTGTATCTAGTGATTCATACTTGTGATGTTTCTTTACTGCTTGTACCAGAATTTCTTCTAGCCTTACTAACCCCACTCCTACGAATCCATTTGCTTTTATAATAACATCTATAACTTCTTCTATATCTACATTATTATCTTTTAAAAAGTCAAGTATTAATTTTTCTCTATCTTTAAATTCTTCCATATTATTCTCCTATTAATTATGTTGGCCAAGATGTGTACTTACTCCACATCTCGTGCCAGTGTTCATACATTTGGTCTATTAGTTCGTGCCAATTATCACAATCCAAAGGCAATAGATATAACTCCTTGTATCATAAGTCTATCAACTCTGTCAATAGCATCACTTAATGATTCACTTTCCTTCATAATATCCTCTATAATATTCCAAGTCTTATCTTTATATTTACTCATTACCAATTCTCCAATCCGTCATCTTTTAAATCCTCTTCTCCTTCCTCCATTTG